GGTGAGCGGATGAAACAGGTGCAGCAAGCCCTGTCCAGCCTGGGCATCCCAGTGTTCGCCGGGATCTGGCGGGCAACCTCCAGCAACCCCAACGCCCCGGAGCAGTACCTCGTGTACTCGACCACCACCAAGGAAGAAACACACTTCGACGATCGGGTGATTGCGAACCGTACCTTTGTATATCTGAACCTCTGGAGTGCAGGAGACCCAACAGTGACAGCTGCCTTGGTCCGCAACGCCATGTACACGGCGGGCTTTGGTATGGTGGAAGAAACCGATAGAGGCTATAACGAACCGGCCTATGACGTGGGCACGCGCATGTACACAGTGCATTGGACCTGGAGCCTGTACGAGGAGGTGCCCCGTGGCAATTGAACTGCGCGGCTTTGACGACCTGAGGGATGACCTGATCAACATGGCGGCTGCCTTGGAACAGGGACCGGGCGTGACCCGCGCGCTCCAGGCAGGCGCTATGCCCATTGAGGAACAGATGCTGCACAACGCTTCCACGGACCCCAAGATCATCTCGGGCGACCTACACGACTCCATACGCACCGGCAGCGTAAAGAAGAAACGCGAAGGCGGCAAGCGCATCACCATTGGCGTGCACCACAGCGAACGTGGTGCATTTTACTCAAACCCGGTCGAGTTTGGGCACGGCGGACCGGCACCCGCGCCCGCGCATCCCTTTGTCCGGCCTGCCTTTGACGTGAAAGCGCCGGAGGCTTTCGAGGAAATGAAACGCGTCCTGCGGGACGAAATAAGCAACAAATAAAGGAGAAACCCTATGCCAGCAACCGCATCGCCCGTCGTGTCCAGCACGGTGGGTCTCAAAAACATGGTCATCGCACCGCTGACGGTGGATACGGAGACTACGCTCACTTACGGTGCCCTGCAGTTGGTCGCCGGTGCCATTGAAGCGACCATTACCCCGGAGAACACGGATCCCGAGGTCCAGTACGCAGACGACATCGAGTTTGACGTCCTCTACCCGGATCCGGAACTGTCCTTCAAGACGAAGATGGCAGACATCCCGCTTTCCATCCAGGAGGCCATCTTCGGCAACAACATCGACGACAATGGCGTACTGGTACGCGCCGCCGTCGACAAGCCCCCATACTACGCAGTCGGCTTCAAGTCCGAGAAGTCCAACGCGAAATATCGCTTTGTGTGGCTGTACAAGGTCCGCGCAAAGCCTGTGACGGAAACCTACGCGACCAAGGAGGGCGGCACCATCACGCGTCAGACCGGCGAGGTCGAGTGGACCGCGATCAAGCGCACGCACGACGGGCTCTACCAAGCGATCGCGGACGAAGGCGAGAACGGCTTCACGGCCTTGATGGGCGCGACTTTCCTGGATACCGTGTATGACCCGACCTTCACGGTGACGCCGTAAAAGCAGAATGAGACTGCCGCTCAGCACTGTGTTGGGCGGCAGCCTCTTGATGAAAGAGAGGTGATCCCATGGTGACCTGTACCCTGAGAGAGAAGAAGTACAGCGTGGACTTCGTGTCCGGCCGCGCGCTGCGCGAAATGGAACCCGCATCCAAGATGTATGGGAAACTGGTCGCCCTGTCCAAGGCAGCCGTGGAAGGCCAGGACGTTTCGGACGAGAAGCTGACAATCCCCGAGGCCCTCGACACGATGGTCAAGTGGTTCTGCATCCTGTTCGGGGGCCAGTTCTCTCCGGATGATGTCTATGACCATTACCCGGCTGATCGACTGATGCACGACATTGCCCTGGCGATTATGGCCGTGCAGACACAGACGACGGAGGTTCTCGACTCTTTTCCTACGAAGCCGGTGGCTCAGGAAGCCCAGGAGATCTTGGAGAACCAGGACACCTGACGTTACCGGAATATGTCTACGCCACCTATAACACACTGCTCAAATCGGGCTGGCGGATGAAGGAGATCGACCAGATGGACATGCTCGGGTTCCTGCGGCTCAGGGCCTGGGATGCCAAGAGGGAACAAAAGAGCCTGGAACCTAGACCGGCCTTTATTGACGAGGTGTGGCCGAATATGGCGAATGGTGCGATCACAAATTAGACGAACGACTGCAATTTAACAATTCTGCAGTCGTTCATTCAAAAAGTGCTTGAGGTTGGTCAATAGGTGTCATCGTCCAGTAAGAAGTCCAGCAAATTGACAATCTTGATCCCATCCTGGGACTCAATAAAACTCCGGTCCATGGACAGTACCATCTTCTCATGATGATCAGGAATGCTCATGAGGGGACGCAGCTCACGCTCCCGGACATCCGGCGATAGGAGCGATTCTGCAACCTGGATATATATTTTGCGCTGTGGAGTTTGCGCGATGAAATCAACCTCCTGGTCTCCCACTTTGCCAATGCTCACCCGATACTGCCGGCGCATCAACTCCAGGAAGACGACATTCTCCAGTGCATGACCCCGGTCTGCATCCCGTAAACCCAGGAGCATGTTCCGAAATCCCAGATCCACAATGTAGTGCTTCTCCAGTGTTTTTAGGAGTTGCTTCCCTTTTATGTCATAACGCTGGACGCCGTAGAAAATATAAGCGTTCTCCAGCATGGAGATGTAGCGATCCACGGTCTTGGCAGCAACAGTTTGACCGGACTTGCCCTTAACGCCTGTGGCGATCTCACCTTCGGAGGAGAGCACCTTGCCAATGCTAAACGGGGAGTTAATGCTGCCAATGCTGTCGCTTAGGAAGGCAACCACCTTCTGCAGGAGGCTTTGGTCGCCGATTTCGTTGTACTGCAGCACATCCTGCAAAATGACAGTGGAATAAATGCCCTGCAAGGTGTTGTAGATTGTCGGGAGGTGAAAGTCAAACTGCCGCAGCACTGGCATGCCACCAATCTGCAGGAAGCGCACAAATCGCTCCTCCATTGATGTGCCGGATTCAAACTCATGGAAGTCCAGGAATTCCTTGAAGGATAAAGGCAGCATCTGGATCTCCACATACCTACCCGCCAACAAGGTGGACAGCTGTGAGGATAGAAAGTATGCGTTTGATCCGGTGATGTAGATGTCCACATCGTGATCCAATCGCAGAGACTCGATGGCCTTTTCCCAGCCAGTCACTGTTTGAATTTCATCAAAGAAGAGGTAGTGCTTGCCAGGGGACTGGATGCCCTCTTTGATGTGTTGGTAAAACGACATGTAGTCCATCAGCTCGTGATACTGCAGAGACTCCATGTTCATGTGGATGATGTTCTTTTCGGAGATGCCTTGCTTGCGCAGTTCTTCCACCATCAGCAACATCAGCGTTGACTTGCCACAGCGCCGGATACCCGTGACAATCTTCACCAGGTCGCTATCCTGATAAGCCAATAACTGCTTAAGGTAGTTTGGGCGCCCAAGGTATTTCTTTGGCATGTGCTCACCTCCTGATTCTGTCACCAAGGTAAGGCAATAGGCATCCAAAGTCAAGAAGTTTTGGACTTCAAAGTCTAAAACTTTTCGTGTTGAGGATTTTTGGACTTCTAAGTCTAAAACTTTCAAGCGCATGAATCCGAGAAGAAATCGATTCCTGGTGCAGATTAATCCTTTAGTTACATAGGCTCCCGCTATCATACTTAACAGATTTACGATATTTTACTTTAAAACTTTCCATCTGTTTAATTTACTAGTCTGAGAAAGCTCACCGTGCAAGTTTTGGCCTTTTCACCGTGCAAGTTTTGGAAATCGACTTGCTTCACGGTACCTGCCACTTTAACCCCTGCAATGAATGCAGGATGTGAAGAAAACTCATGATCTCACTACATAAAACCAGCAGCTCATGCACCATCTTTCAGTTTTAGCAACACCCCTAAACTGAATTTTAGTGTATTTAAGCTCTATTTTCCCAGTATCTGCCTAATCGTAAGCAGGTTTTGAGCAGATACTCGGATGATTGGGCTGATACTTCTAAAGTTTTAGACTTCAAAGTCTAAAACTTCTAATTATTGAAAGTTTTCGACTTTGAAGTCTAAAACTTTTTTGTCTAGCCTTCCTCTGTGTCAACTGCTCCCCTACTACACCTTGGAAAGAATCATTGGAGGTGCCCTCATGAGCGAAGTCCTGCGCGAGCTGGTGGTAGCGCTCTCCCTGGACAGCGACAACTTCTCCAGGAACCTGCGCACGATCAACCAACAAATCCGGGAAGCAGAGAGCAGTTTTCGTCTCTCAGGTGCAGGCATTTCAGGGTTTGAGAAGAGCGTGCAGAGCACCGAGGCCAAGCTATCCCTGCTGTCCAGCAAGCAAAAGTCACAGACCCAGGCAGTGGACCAGTACTCCCGCGCCTTGGTGCAGGCCAACCAGAAACTGGTGGACTCGCATGCGCGCCAGGAGAAGATGAAGGCAGCGCTTGAGGCAGCACAGGCTGAGTACACCCAGTTACAACAATCAGTCGCAGGCGCAGCCGAGCAATACCG